TTCAGCAGTTACAATATTAGTTTTCAAAACGTATATTTCGTTGCTCATCTATTTTTTTAGGTTCTTTTGCTTTAGTTAGATTAACATTTGCACGTAATTGAGCAATATCTTCTTGAGAATCAATTCTATCTTGAGCTATTTCACCTGTTTGTTGTAATTTTTGTTGATCAATACTTAATCTTCCTTGATCATTCTGCTCTTTTCGTTGAATATCTCTTGCTTTAAGCTGTATTTCCTGTTCTTTAAGCGCGACTAACGGATCTTGACCTTGATTTTGTGTTTCTTGTAATTCATCTAACAACATTTCTTCTAAATATTCATCAATTTTCGCTGCAACTTGTGTTTCTATTACTTGTTGGAATTGCTGTTGTAGTTCTGGAGGTAATTCACCGCCATATTTCGCTGCTTCTTGCTGTATTGCTTCTGCATTTGCTGCTTCAATTTCTTCTCGAGCTAACATCGATACATGTTCCAAAATATGAGTTTGAAAAACAGTCATAACTTGAGGATTAGATTTTACTAAAAGAGAAGACATTGTAGTTCTATGTGCACTAATGTGTGCTTGATGATCCTGTCCTCTAAATGCTGTTAATGTCATCATGGCTAATGCATTAGAGTTTTCTATTGCAGGATCTTTTGGAGAAGGTGTTTGAGGAACAGGTAAAATAGCTTGAATATCTGTTACACCTAAAGCTTGATACATTCTTTTATACGCTTCGTATAAGTTATGCATTTCAGGATTTGTCTGTGCTAATTGTAATTGTGTTTGTGCCAACGTAACACGTTGAGACATAGAAAAAATGTTTGGATCAGAAACAGGCATAATATCAACACGATCATCAAAGTCTGTTGACTTAACACTAGGAACAATATCTTGTCCTACATCGTACGGATAAAAAGGTTCTGTAAATTCTTTAAATACTTTAGCTAATAATTGAAATTCAATCTTCTGTGCATAGTGACATCTTTTATGAATAGCCGACATAACTCTGGAGCCTCTTTCCATAAGAGCCATGGTTGTCCCTACAGGTGCATTTGCTGCTACACTGTCACCAATCTTTTGATCAGCAATCGTAGCAAAACGTTGACCCGCTTGGACAACAAATCCTAATAATTGAAATAATGTTTGACTTGGTTCTTTGTAAGGTAAAGGCATTAAGCCTGCACGTAGATCACCACTTGGTGCGTCTACATCTCTGAACTCTCCTGGTTGGAGGGGAGTATCGTCGTCTTTAACTCGCAGCCCTCTAGCTTTAAAACCCGCAGGGAGATTGGACAATGTACCTGCATCAATAAGTTGTCTAAGTGCTGACGTTGCAGTTCTGGAGAGACCCCCGAGCATGTGGATAAGACCAAAGCCATAAAAGCCAAGCCCAGGTAAAAACTTATAGTGTACAAAATATTGTTTCTTTTTATAAAAAGCATCATCTTCTGCATAATTTCTGTAAATAGATAAAACCTTTCCTGACCCTTCATCAATTGTAATAATATACGGAAGTTTTATTCCATCTTGATTTTCAAAACCAGGTAGATCTAAATCACAATGCATTTCTAATAACGTATAGTTATCATTATTGTAATTAGTATTTTGAGTTCCTTCTATTCTGTTTTTTGCTTCTTGAATACGAGAGTCTTCATAAAAAGGTTGTATGTCAATATCACGGTACATACCAATGACTTGCATTTTTTTAATTTCATTTTCTGTTCGACGAAGAACATGTGTAACTCTTTCTGCTGATAATAAATCAGTAGATAAATAAGGAACAATTAAATCATCTGCAGGAATAAATTTAGACACTGCTCTGCCTAGTGTTCCGTCAAAATAAATCTTCTTAAATGTTGAACCTGTCAACGGTAAATAAAAAAGCATTTGATCAAGTTCAGGATCAAACTCTTCCATCACATGCATAATCTGATAGTTCATAAAATCACGAACTCTCTCCGCTTGTTGTTCTTTTTCCGTGTCAGGCGTTCCTATAATCTGTGTTCTTACAGGTCCTCCTGAAGGGAGTAATTCTTTATATGCTTGTGCTTGAAACTGTGTAACAGATTCGGATAACAAAGGGTGTGTGACACCACTTGCTCCTTGAAAGGGTTGTGTTCTTTCCTGATATTTAAATCCTAATAAATCTAAACCTTTACGATAGGCGTCGTACCAATCATCGCGAGACGTCTTATCATTTTTGTAATCATCAATAAGTGTGCTAGATATTTTACCTAACTCATCATCTTCAATATATTCTGCTAAGTTTGAATCAAACTGTACATCCGTCATTTCTGGTTCTGGGTTTACAATAGCAGAGCCGTCCTCTTGCATTTCAATTGCTTCTACCTCCATATCAGGAGTTTCAATTGTAACGCCTTCTATTTCAATGTCTGTATTTGGTTCCCCTATTGGTCTTTCCACTGCCATTATGCTACCTCAAATATATCAATATTGCTCACAAGTCCACCCTTCGCTTTGTGCGTTGCAAATGATTCTAACATTTCTTCAGTAATCTTGATAGCGAAAACTGGCTCCATTGATTTTTTATCAGGAATAGAAATAGGCTTAATTTGGTAATTCGGATTTGTTCGCATTAATTCTCTCGCTTGATCTTCGCTTGTTAAAGTAGCCACCATATTCCCATTTTGATCGGTAACTCGGTATTGTGCTTTTGATCCTTTTTTCACCTGTACAGGCATCGTAATAACTTCTGAGTTATTTTCTTTTGCCTGCTTTTTTAAAATTTTTTCTATCGTAGAGGTGTAGTGTTTACCCTTTTCATCAACCGCATTCGGTCCACCGTAAAACTCGTCCATTCCAATACCTTTGTACTTAGAACTTTTAAATTCTCCGTTTCTTTTAAATATATCAAAACGTTCTTGTTTATCAATATCACGTAATTCCTTTGGTGTAGCAGCATTACCATTAAAACCATATCTTTCAATAACAGGATTAGAGGTTGCTGTAGCAAAGTAATCGGATGCGTTTGGATCTTTTAACACATACTTTCTGTACGCTAGTTCATATAAATCTTTTTTAATTAGAGCATCTGCCCACTCTTCTCTGTTCTTTAATGGCAGATCAGGAAACAGTCCTGACATAGTAGCTCCGTCAATTGTCATTACTTCATTTAACATCTTGTCAATGTTGTCATTCAATAGTGTTCCAAGTTTAGCTAACTCTGCATCATCCAGTTCCCGTGTTGCAATGTATTTATTGACAATGTTATCTACCTCTTCATCAAGTTTTACCATCTGTTGATTTAGTAGTTTCATTTCTTCAGGCGATTTTTCTAATGGTCTAAAGACTGATTTGTTTTCTTCAAAGAAATTAATAGTTGCCTCTGCTACACGGTTAAGACCTTGTAAGTTTGTTGATTGTTTTCCCTCTTCCTGTATCTTACGAAGAGCCGCGGCCAGTTGTTGTTTACGCATGGCTGCTGCTTGTAGAATATCTGATTGTATTTCATCCGCATACGTGACACGAACCACGCCGCTCGGATCAACGCCCGATGCTTTGGTTATCTGTTCTTGTAAATCTCTATTTCTTACAACAAGCTCATCCATTTGATTAACCAAACCTGGACTTACCTCCTCTAATTGGTCAGCATATTTTGCTATGACAGATAGTTTGGGAATATCAGACCCGAAATCAAGCAGTATATCATTAAGGTCTGCTGCACTCATTCCTCGTTGACTAGCTAATCGTCCTATTTTATTTTTTGCTTCAGCATATAAACCTTGCAAACTTCGTTCATTTTTTGTTTTTTCTTTTGTGAGTTTGTTTACATTTATTTTTGTTTGTGGTCCTTCTACCTTTGGTGGCACAAAACCAAAACGGTCCGTGAGCCGCGTCCAACCGACAATGTATGTATCTTGCTCATTCGGTATCTGAAAGTCATGACGATTTATTTGTTCTCCACCAAACATGGATTGCGGATAATCACCCGAGTCACCTGGTAACTTATCACGGTTCATGTACAATATTCTTTCTCGTTGACTTCCTTCAATAAAACCATCTTCTGCGTATCCTGAGTAACGTACGCTTACCTCGCCATTAGGATTAATGAGCTCGGACCCCTGCCCTGTTGCATGCACGCGCATGCCGCTAATTGGAGCTGTTCTAACTTGTGTCAAGATTGTGGCAGTATCTATTGGATCAGTATCTCCAAATAATTTTAATATCTGAGGAATACGGTAATCCATTGATTCTGATTTACGAATATTATTTTTATTTAAGAAATCAAAAAATTCTTGTTTAGAATTAAAAGTCTTAGGCGTATCAGGTCGTGATAACAATCTGTCTACATCAGAATAAAATACTGATGTCATTGGTTGTTTAGTTATTGGTGTAGTAGTAATTGACTCTTCAATATTTATTCTGTCATTTGGTGTTGGATCAAATACATCCTCTGTAGATCTTTTTATAGTTTCTGATTCCAAACTTTCTTTTTGTTTTTTTGTAGGATTTACTAATTTTTCTTTTGGTGTTGGTATAGGTGCTGTTGTATGAGGCGGTGCTTTACCAAATAGTTTAAAGAAAGGTAATATAAGATTGGCTGTTTGATACGAACCTTCTGGTAAAGAATCTTCTGGCGCTTCAAAAATATCGAGGTCCTCGGTCACATCGCCACCGTAAGCATAATTTTTAACCATACCACCTTTATTTAATTGTTTCCTACTACCTATTTCTGTATCAAGAATAGTAATAGCTTCATTCATACCTTCAATTACGTCATCCGTAAAACCTTTTTGTGGACCATCTATCATTGCATCTGCAACAAGACTTTCAAGAACGTCTCTTAATGGTTGTGCTTGACCAAATTTATAACCATCTATTTCAAACTGTGTACCTACTCTTGCAGCGTCGTTACTAATTTTTTTTATTTCAGTTAAATTATTAGATCTTAAAGCTTTCTTTGCTTGTTTCTCTAACCGTTCTTGAATCACAGCATTTACTATACTTATATCTAAATCATAGGAATAAGGTGCGCCGCCAGAGCCTGCAACGCCAGCAGGAACTGAATTACCTACTTCAGAGCCTTTAAAACGATGAGCTATTTGAACACTGTTTGATTTTTCTGGAAAAGCAACTTTAAAATAAGGTTGTAGTAAAGAACTTACTCTTTCTCTAATTTGATCAACTCTTTTAAATTCTTTAAAATCTTTTGCAAAAGTAGATTCTAAATTAGATAAATCATTTAATTCTACATTATATTCATTATAAAAATTATCAAAATTAGCTAAGTTATCACCTTCAACTATTTGTGATTTAACGCCTAGTTTTGGATATCTATCTTTTGGAAGAGAAGAATCTCTTACAAAATTTAAATATCTTTTTATATATTTATCATCACCCGCTGGATAGGTTTCTAATATTTTTTTATATTCAGGAGTTTTAACTAAAAACTCATTAAACTGTAATTGTTGTAATTTTGCTTTACCACTTGAAGACTTTGGTTGAGATTGTTTTAATTCCTTTAAATTTTTTACTTCAATTTTTTTATTAGGAAGATTGTTATACTCTTTTATAAATTCTTTAATTTTTGTATTCATTGATCGAATTCTATTATCACTTCTAGGAACATTACCTTCTTTAATAGCTTTTTCGGCAGTTTTAAAAGATTGTAAATATCCCATATTATTTTTAGCAGCATTTTCAAAAGCTTCAAAAACAGATCCTGCATTTTCCAAATCTATATTTTCAAGGCTTAATTCAAATTCTTGAAACAATTTTTCTTTTTGTTCTTGTACTTTTGGCGGCGTTTTACTTCTATCTGCTGGGGGTATATTTAATTGGCTCTTTCTATATTTTAAAGCATCTTCTTTTATTTTATCTGTAAGTCCGTATTTATTTAAATTAGAATTTAATTCTTCTAGAATTTTACCACCAGACAATGAAGGATTGTTTAAAAGAAACATATCCGCTTCTGGTGAAAATTTAGATCTTGGACCTCCTTTTTGTTTACTTCCTATAAAATTTAATTCTGTAGAAGGTTGTTGAAGAAGTGACTCATCAAAATCTGTTAATGGTATGCCATCAGGAAATGCTTCTTGTTTTGATGTTAAAGTACCTGATACTTTTTTCTTTGTTGGTTTCCCTTTTGCAAATCTTAACAACGCTTCCTGTTCGCCGTCTACAACAGGTTTTAATTTTTGCATAACCTCCATTATCTCGCTTTGAGATAATGTCCCTACTAATTGTTTATCTTTTGCTGCATCTAGTAAAGTAGATTTACCGCCGTACTTTGCCATGCCTTTTGTTGCTAACTTAGTTAAAGCTGTTCCTAATCCTGCATAATCAAGCGCATCTAACGGTGCTAGTACAACACCAAACATTTCTTCTCCTGTAAGATCCAAAAAGTCCGTGCCTTCAGCTAATTTATTAAATCCCTTTTTCTGTGAACCAAATAAAAAATCTCTTACTCGTGTTACGTCATCTCCAAGAGAATATCTTTTAAAACCAAGATCACCTAATATGTTTTCTGTATCTCCTCCATAAGCTGACATACGGTACAATTCTGTTTCACTAATACCTGCTCTATCTGCTATTTCTTTATTAATTCTTTGCTGTTCTTGTAAAGCAGCCAATGCTTCTTCACTCGGTGCTAAAAAATCATACACATTAGATAAACCTTGAGCTACAGCTTGACCTCCAATATTACCTTCAAGATCTGGTCTTGCTCCTTCTCTTGTTGGGGGTAACGCCTCGTCAATTTCAAAAATATCTATGTCTTCGTATTGATCCATTAGTAATACTGCCTTTGTTCAATTATCCCAAAATTATCATCTTTATAATCCGATTCTAATTGTATGAAGTTTCCTTGCCTGAAACGCAACAACGCTTGTGTTGTTGAATCGACTAAATCGTCATGATCACCATAAGGGAAAGCAGCACATTCTTCAATAACTTCTTCTGCCCAACGTTCGTCGGGTGCCCATACCTGCCCTGATTCAAAAATGGGAGCTACGGAGTTTACACGAACGTGCTTATCGTTGCCCTTACTGGGCGTATAAGTAACTACAGGAATTCCTAGTTGACGTAGCTCCTGTGTTAAGGGCATACCAGAAGCTTTCGCTTCGATCAAGATTGTTTCGGGTTCCCAGTACTGATATTCTTCTAACGCAATTTTTTTTAATTCAGGAAAGTCATGCCTGCCTTTGTGCATTGCTAAAAGCAACACGTGCGGTGGGCCGTCTTCCTCGGGCTGAAATACACCCCATGTGGT